GTAGCATTAATATTCACGCCCCAGAGGGCCAGAGGAAGAAGCTTCGCGCATCAGCGTTTAGCGTCTGGGGGGAGGGGGTCGCACGCGGCGGTTATCAACAGTGCGAGGGCGAGGAGGGGTAATGGTCGGTCTCGCCGCCGCCGGCACGCATCGTGTTAACGCAAAAAACGCGGCGGATAATAACGATCTGTACATTGCGCGCTGCGTTATGGATCCCCTCACCCTCACTCGCATGAGCGCGTCCAGAAAGCGCCCAAGGTCTCGGAAGTCCTCTGTCGCGACCACGGACTCACAGTGTTCGCCGGATACAGTGCAAAGCTGGAGATGGAAAAGCGCCGCGAGATCGGAGCCAGTCGGGGACCAGTACAGGAAAGCACGGCTAATCGTATCAATTGCGAGTAGACGCAGGAATTCGCCTGCTAGACCCCCGCCTCGCAGAAATTTATGTAAGAGGGTCGCAGTTACGATGACAGCTTCCTTTGGGGAACGGCAGGGATACGCACACCAATGGTCCCCTACGCGTGTTAGCATTTCGTCCTGAGCCAGTGCGGTCATTGAAATCCCTTCTAGATCTGCGCCCCCATGCCGGATTGCGCGTAGCGATCGCAGAGCATCACCCTCAACATAGTCAGCCATTCTGGAGTCAACAGACAGAATGCGTGCGTGCCGGGTGTTCGTGGAAATGAAGCATGCTTGGCAGTGCTCGCGAGATCCGAACCAGGGCAAGACCTCCGCATCGGCGTATATGCCAGAGAACCAGCCCCGCATCAGGGCTGTAGGAAAGAAGACCGTTTCTAAATCCATGGCATTCTGCAAATGCAACTCCAGCAGCGACGCGCCGCGGAGCCGTCTCTCAAAGAGTGTGATGACGTCATGTAAGCCGAGTCCCTCCACAGCAAACCGCTGGAAAAAGAGGCGGGAGGCGTGGGCTGTGTCCTGAGCACGTATAAAGGCGGTGTCCGCGTCTAACGTCCTGATAATGGGCAGAAACGGCGTAACGTCGAAGAGCGGACGCAGCGCGAACGGGAGAAAAACGACCCAGGTGACGTTCAGTTCGTCCCCGACTCGTGGAGCCTCCGCTGCCCATCTTAGATAATGGTTGGTAATCGCCAGAACAGCCGGTTCGCGCTGGTAAGTGAAGGAAACACCCGCTGGAAGCCGATCATGGAATAGGAGTAAGTACCTCCCTACCCGAACCCCGTCAAGCACCTCTATGCACTCGCCATTAACTGTAGGTACGAATAGATGCGGAAGTAAAGTCCTCGAATCATCATAGTATACCCGATCCGGCTCCGCTCCTTCCCACGCGATCGATCGCGCGCTCACACGTCCCCTAGCCACGTCATGCTGTGCCTGGAAGAATTGATGCGCGGCGGAGGGTGATGTTACCATTCCACGCTGCACGGCCTGTAAAACCTGATTCCAAACCTCACGCCGATTTGCAAGAGCTCGTTGGATGATGGTCGCAACTCGTTCCGCTTTCTCTGCGTCGCGCAACACGCCTACGTCATTCACAATCTGGTGAAAGTTTTCCAACACGCATCTACCATCCAATCTGCAGTCGTGCCGCCGATGCATGCATCTCCAAAGCTGCGCAAACTGTTCAAAGAACTCCAACGCATTGACTTGCTCGTCGGTCAGCCTGAAATTCCGTGCGAAGGCCTCCATCCCTGGGGTTGGCAGCCACGGAATATTTTTAC